CGGTAGGGCCCAGCCGCTACTATTCGTAACATGACGCGATTCGTGTACTGGGAAGTCCCATGGTGCCCGGACGGATTGAGGTTGCAACAATGCGTCAAACGTCCGTCGGGGAAAGCCAGCACTTTCTGGGTAAAGAACGCCTCAAGAAAATCACACCACACGTGCTCAGCAGGTGCTAAGTAGCGTCTCCGCATCTTCAAGATTTCATGGAAATCATTTTGAGTGAAACGGAATTCGGCGCCACTGAGGTCCAGTTCCACGTGGATACTCTTTTGTAAGTGGCGACGAGCCAAATAATCCCATTCAGCAGAGAAAGCATTGATGCCTACGATGTATGGTCCAAGTGGCCTGAAACGCATCGTAGCTTGATGCCAAGCATGGTCCAATCGTGCCATAACCCAGAGTATTTCTACTGGCACGTTCACAATCATGCGGTAGCGTCCTTCTTGCGCCTTTGACCGCTTAATAAGCTCATCCTTCGGGAACAGGCGACACAGTGCTGGTACAACGTGGGTCGACTGGTACACGGATAGTGCTCGTTCGGCAGCCAAGCGTATTTCATCAGGTGGAATTTCGCCTTTAGTTTGATAACGTAGCGACCAGGGGTCGCCAGGCGATTTGTCAGCGGTTTCTTGCAAGACCGCGAGAACTTGTTCATCTGTCGACACAGGCAGGAAATGATCTTTAGTGGTCATGCCACTGCTTACGACTAGGGCGTCTTCGATAATGTTCACAAAGTCCCAGGCGCGATCAACGTCTGCTGCGTCTTCATGATGAATGCGAGCGTGTGCCGCATTAGATGTATACCACTTGGAGCAGACTTCGGTCACAACTTCAGGGGTGAGAGCGGGCAGTTGCCAGATCGTTGTATCAAATTCACCCATGAATTCTAGTGGTACAATCTTAGAGCGGACGGGCCGCCGGCCGGGTGTCACCATGGTTGATCGGGTTTCGAAATAAGTCCACTCAAAACCCAGGCCGGCGAAATGCTCGCGTATTATTGGGAGGCACCGCCGGAGCGACTCAGTACCCCCTTGCAAAAATCCGCAGTGAGCAAAGAGCAAGTATTCAGCCCACTAGCGTTCACAGCACCATGGTGGACCCCCATGACTTCGTGCTTCTCGTTGAGCCAAGGCCCGCCACTATCGCCAGCCTCCGTGGAACACTCAGCGTCAAACATCAGGCCATCAGAGCTAGGCTGGCCGGACTTAAACATTGTCCAACCTTTCTGCGTGCCTACGTAACCAGTGGGTGTGGAAAAGGAGGCTATAGGTAAGCAGTTACACTGCGGCCACTTCTCGGCAGGCTTGAACAGGACGATATCAAGTTTATCGTCGATGACAATTGGTGCTGGGTATGGGGAACCGTCAGCCTTCAGGGTGTCGATAACATGCTGGGCTGTGACATTGTAATAAACGTGCCCGATAGTAATCGAGAAATAAAGACCGGCCACCTGATTGTTCGGATGCCGTAGCGCCTCAACGCAAGCACCAAATTTTGGTGGTGGGCCTGACTTCATGACACGGTGTTTGGATTCAAGTGACACCTTCCGCCAATACCCACGCGGTGGGCCAAGTGTAGTAACTTGCGGGCGTTCAACCCGTGCCGCTTCTTGTTGCTTTGGTAAAACTTTGTCCAACTTTTCCTTGGCGTCATCGGGGAGGGGTTTGGCAACATCAATATGGACAGCCTTCTGAATAGCGGCAGCGCTAAGGCCAGCAACGGGCCCGACTGGGACAGGGACCGTTGTCCCATCCAGTTCTAGTACCATGGTACAGTCGGGTTCCTTGCGCACAAAACCAACGCCGGGTCGGTGTAGGTACTCATACGGTAAGGCAATGCCATCATCATCAACGAATTTGGTCGGCAGCGAAATGCCATGAACAAAACGCGTCGCACCCAGCCGGTATGCAAAGTAAACGGTTGCCACCAGAAGCATGGCCCACATGTACTTACCAGTTAAGTGATTCAGCAACTGTGTACGTGAGGCACTGCGCAATAGAGTAGAGACTGTATTCAGGGACTCGATATAACTAGTGGCTTGGCCGCCCATTGTCCCAATCATGACGAGCGATGCCATCGCGACGCCGCCAAGATAACCATCCTCATTCAATGAGAGTGAGAGGGACTCCTCAGTAAACTCATCATCGCGAAGTGCGTCATAAACGAGCGTGACGATCTCAAGTGCCAATCCAGCCATCAGACCATTACCCAGCTCCTTAGCGCGCTTGTCGAGGTCAAGCTGGAGCGCGAGCGCTTTCTTCTGTGCCAGAACTAGGGATTGCTGCGCTGGTCGAATCTCAAACACCCACCACGTGATAAGAAGAGTGGTGGTAACAGACAGAATTGCTGCCATGTAAGGCCAAGGCAACAACTGCGCCAGGCCAATGATCACAAGCACTACCCAGAGCAGCATAACCACAGTCCATGTCCCAATTACCCTAGCAGCATCGGCCACTTTAGGCATATCGGGCAGGGACTTGAGTTGATCGCCAAGTTGAAGATAATTGCCAATCCGGGCACCAAGCAAAACAGAGTTCCAAACGGTGTACCTCTTGGTAAAACGTTTAATAATGGGCACGATCGGGCTACTCTCAGGTTTATCAATCACCTTCATACAGGCTTTCCCAATAGCGCCTTTTGATGTCATGCTGCCATAGTAAACCATGTCGCCGGCTTTTTCAAAATGTCTCACAGCTTGGTCATAACCCATCTTACCGTTGTGTACGAGGCGCATGGTCTCGCAAATCTCGCTGAGGCGATTGAAAGTGTTCAGAGGAATATCGCCGTCCGTCCAGTCAGCGAGGCCAAGACGGCTATACATCTCTTCGTATTCCTGCTTCTCACGCTCACGGATGACCCAATCGTCCGGGTGGAAATCTTCAGCATTCTCACCGAATGTGTCATCATAAAGCTGCTTAAAGAGTTTAGCACAATTGATCCGATGTCGGTTCTTCTTGTGCTTACGAGCGCCGCGTACTTCCTTGGTGATGTGGCGGCGATACAAAACAGCGGTCATGAGCGCAGCTGCAGCTGCCAGCACAAAGTAACGATAGTGCTTGGCAGCAGACGCCTTCCAACTCGTAAGCGTGGTGCGCACACTTTGGAGTTGAGTGAACGCATCGCGCCACGAGCGAGGGATGCAGCACGCGAACCAGGTCATAAGCCATGAGGCGTACGACACGATGCGTGCCCACCGTCCGACTGGGGCCGGCGTAGGACCCAGCGGGTTCGTGCCTACCTCATCTTCCGGATCAGAGTCCATTAGAGGTGGTACGAACGGGTCATCCAGCGGAGCAAGCTCAACGCTGTCGACCTTAGCGTCCGGAACGCTGCATGCAGCAGCTGGGGCATCCGGAAC